TTAAAGTAGATACATCTTCGGTTCTTCGTATTTATTAAAGTCAGGAGCTGGCTTATCTATTTTTTTGAAGATACGGGTATATTTTTCTTTTATTTTTATATAATTATCGATCCAATCTTCATAAGATTCAGATGATTTAGAAAGCAAAGCTACTTCCTGCAGAAAAGCTTCATTTGCCAATCTTTCTGTTTCTTCCAAGTTGCCTTTTATATAAGAAACACAAGCATCGGAAAGAAAGTCTTTATTATCTATTTTCTTCCAAATACGTTTGACGTTATTAGTCATTCCCCAAACTTTAAAGAAAAGGATGATTTGCAGTATTCCAAATGCAATGATCACTATGCCTGTGAATTGTATTAATCCTTCCATGATTTATTGTTTTGTTTTTGGTAAGCGATCATAAAGCAAATAAAAATTAAAGTCCATGCTATGAAGATGATAATGGATTGGATGTAATATGTCGGATACAAATAATCGGGGCGATTCATGATGATCATTTGGACAAACGAATAAAGGTGGCATAATAGAATTAGTCCTGATCCTATGCTGCCCAATAAAAAAGCTGTTTTCATAAATCTTATTTTTTGTGTTATACTATTAATTCTAAGTATTTTTAAGTTTGGAAGTAGTTAGTATTCTAATTTTTCGTAAGTACCAGATTCCTCACCATTTTCAATTTTGAGTTTATTATTTGATATTTTACAGTCCAAATAATATGGTGACTTACCTTTTGGGAATACATCATAGATGTAAATCTTACTATCTTCGACCTTGTATTTGAACGTTTGGAAAGAAATGGGATCTGCATTGCTATAAATTCCAAAAGAGCCTTTGTCATCGTCTCCGAAATTTAAAAACTTATGCGAGCCTTTAATGCCTGTCGACCAATTACCCACGATATTGTTTTCGTTAAGTTCGATCCAGTTATCATCATCTTTGCTACAGCTAGTTAAGATCAGAATAGCAAAAAGTGTAAATAAAATGTTTTTCATAATAATAATAATTTATAAGTTGTTTTGTTTTAGCTTGTTTAGTTGTTTCTTCGATGGCTTTTGGAGTTTTTGAATAAAAAGAAAACGCTGATAGCCAAGTTTGCAACTTAATTATCAGCGTTTTCTTTTTCGTCGGGGTAGCGGGAAAGTCACTCCATATGTGTTCTATACCCTTCCTATGCTGATATTTTTAGTCTATAATTGTCAATCGGTTGATAATCGTCTATTAATGTCTATATTTTATTATTGAAGGTGCATTCTAAAGATTTCATATTCAATAATAGTCAGATTCAATGTATACTCTAGTCTATTTTTTAAATTAGAAATTACATTCTCTATATCATCTAATGGAGCTAAATTATATATGAATATCTCATTTTCTTTATCAATAGTTTGTCTCGCCACAAGACAAGTAGGTATTATTTCATAAATTTTCGTTTCTATATCCTCATATTGGGATTTTATAGATTTATCAAATATAAGTTTTATATCTACTATTCTCTTTGGGATAGATAGGTCTGTTTTTAATACGGGGATTCTTTTCTCAATATTATCAAGTTTGTTAATAATATATAGTAATGAATTCTTTTCCTCTTTATCTTCGAGGCGTTCTATATTTTTTATAATAGATTTTTCTTTCGCAACTCTATAAATAGGATTATCAATCTCTGTATCATTCAAAGTAGCTTTAATCTTTTTTTCCAGTTCAGACTTTAATTCTATTGCTCCAAACATGTCATCACAGTAAAATATAGTACGTTCTGTAGTTATGTCAAAAGGTAATTCCGTAGATTTTTCTGCTAAACATAAAATAGGAAGTCCCACAGCGTGTCTTATAGCAAGTTCATACATAACATTAGGGTTAAGTCCTGTTAAATTTGCTATTACTAATTTAGAGTCAAGTATTAATTTAATTACTTGATTAGTGATTGAACCACTCTTGTCTATTTCGTGTGCAGGAATTGCCTTGAAATTTAATTTCTCACATACGGGTCTTATTACATTATTTATCAGGCCATCTGTTTTTCTACGTATTATACTAGTGTCATCTCCAATGGGGGTGATGATAAAACAAGTTTCAGTTTCTTGAACTTTTTTAATTTCTTCTTTTAATGCTTTGACAATCATCGTTTTTCTTATTTATTCATTAGAATTTGAATTGTTCTTTCTTTTTCAGCCAAAAGCTCTTTTAAATGAGCTATTTCTTTTTGATATTCACTTAGGGTTATATCACCAGAAACATTGTTACCGTTGCCTTTTACTTGATGTCCGATGTTTAAATTGGATATATCTATTTCTCTATTGAAGAAAAAGTCAATAGGCATCTTGAAAAAATCTGCAATTTTTTCAATAGTTGTACATTTGGGATCATTAATACCTTTGATAATATTATCTAACGTAGACTTTGTAATACCAGCATAGGTGTATAAATCGACCTTTTTTACTCGCCTTTCATCTATTAATTCGTTTATTATATGTCCTTTAAGCATAAATTTCTTGTTTAGAAAAAGTATAAATAATAATACCATTATAAAATAATGGACGATTTGTTATACCTTGTGGTTTTAAAATAATACCTTTGCGTTATAAATTTAATAATAAAAATGATAACAACTATGAGAAAGGGAGAAAAACAGCCCAAAATGGTATTTAAAAACCATTATGATCTCTTATCACGAGAGAAGAAGATAGAGCTACGAGATGAATTTCTTCGCCAAAGTGGTGTATCTCTACCATCTTTTTACAATAAAATGTCAGGAAATTCATTTAAACCTCTTGAGGTAAATTTACTTAGACGTCTTTTAAACGAATCTATTAATGATAAGGTATGAAACAGTTTGTTAATATAGAATTTTATAATACTCCTGAAGGGGATGTTATGTTGAAAGAAGAAGGTAAAGCCGCTCGTCTTTTTGAAGAAACTGATTATGAGATAGTAGCTTGGTTGCTTGCCATCATTCGCGACAGATATCCTAATGCTCATGCGGCCTTGATGGAATTATATTCAAAAAGTAATAGAAACAAATCATTTTATGAGTATAAGGTAGCGCATCGGTTTGCTCGTTGTAATTTCGGAGAATATGACCAAAACAAATATGATATTGATTACTTGGGCAGACTTCAATTTGAAGAGGTTAAATGTCCATTAAGAGGAGAATGCATCTTTGAAGGTGTTATCTGTAAACCTAAGCTTTCTACTAAACTTTCTGAAAGAGAAATAGAAGTCTTTCGATTAATAGCTAACCATCTGACAGCAGAAGATATAGCTTCTGAATTATCAATATCTATTTTGACTGTTAACCGACATCGTGAAAATATCAAAGCTAAAATCGGAGCAAGGAACGTAGGAGAGATGATTTCTTACTGGCATGCTAATAATCTACAATAATTTAGCATTTTCCGGGTTCGATTCCCGGCTTCGAACGACGATTTACTAACTAATAAACTTATTATTATGGATGCAAAGAACAAGCCTTTTGTAACTCTTCAGAACCGGAATAACGAAGATGTATTTTGGATTCCGAAGCCTACCTCTAATAATGTATTGAATTGCGTAGCTGCTTTTGATGTAATGAGGTATCTTCCTTTTATTGATGCACTAAATAATCTCTCTTATGTAGAGGTGAAAAATGTATCATCAATAGATGAATCTATGAGTACAGTAACTATCAAGCTAATTGAAGAGAATAGTTTAACTCAGATTATTGAGGATATTCCACAGTTTTTATTCCAATTTGTAGAGCAGGCTATGCCAACAAATAACATTCATCAGGGGAAAGGAGAATAAAGATGGATGTGATTAGATTCTCAGATGGTTGGAACGGAAAATTAAAATGTAAATGCTTCACGACTTTTCGTCTTGCTACTGCCAAGTATCAGATTAACAAAACGTATCGTATTGAGTTGAAAGGACAATACATTGGAACTGCAACGATTAAAGGCATGCGTATAATGAAGCTTTATCGGGTGAATGAATTTATAAGTTTCCTTGATACGGGGTATGAACCGGGAGCATTCGTAAATATGATGAAGCGAATGTACATGAATAAAGTGCCTGATGTAATGCAAGCTGATTTTTACTATATCCTATTAAAATGGGAAGGAGAACAAAAATTGGATTTTGATGGAAAAGAAAAGACAGAGGAAGTTAAACAATCTCCGGTATCGGCTTAGGAAAAACGGATACCAAATCAATGATGAAGTAAAAGTCGTTGTTTTACCAGGAATGGAAGAAGAGCGAAGCCTTCTACGAGAACGAGAAATAAAGAAGTTCGGATACGATTTACAAGAAAGATTATTTAAATAAATCAAGCAACTTAGAAATGAGCATAAAGAATAGTTACTTAACCGTTACAGATCAATTCTGTGGTGCCGGCGGATCATCGCAAGGCGCACGCAAGTTATCCCGAAAAATGGGTGGCGGCTTAGAAGTAAAGTTGGCAATGAATCATTGGAAGCTGGCCGTAGAAACCCACAATACTAACTTTCCGGAAGCTGACCATGATTGTGCCGATATACAAGCTGTTGACCCACGACGTTATCAAAGTACCGATATATTAATAACTTCTCCTGAATGTACAAATCATTCTCTTGCAAAAGGTGTGAAAAGGAAGTATCAGCAAACTAATACATTATTTGGTGATCTAACAATTGACCCGGCAGCGGAACGATCACGGGCAACAATGTGGGATGTTCCTCGTTTTGCAGAATATCATAAATATAACCTTATCATAGTTGAGAATGTAGTTGAAGCACGGCAATGGGTAATGTGGGATGCTTGGTTGCACGCAATGCACAATTTAGGGTATGAGCATAAATGTGTTTATCTAAATTCAATGCATGCATTGCCTACTCCTCAAAGCAGAGATAGAATGTATGTTATATTTTGGAGGAAAGGAAACATGGCTCCGGATTTGAATTTCTGCCCTAAAGCTTATTGTAAATCTTGTGGGAAAGAAGTTGAATCTATACAGAGCTGGAAGAATTCCAAAAAGAAGTTTGGGAAATACCGACAACAATATATCTATCGTTGTCCACGCTGTACAAATGAAGTTGAACCATATTATTATTCGGCATTCAATGTTATTGACTGGTCGAAGCCCGGAGAGAGAATTGGAGATAGAAAGAAGCCACTAGCTGACAACACAATGAAGCGTATCGAATGGGGATTAAATAAATGTTCTGATTCAAGTTTTGTTATTTATACAGATAATTCCAGCGTACTAAACCGTGCATCTGGCATATCTGATCCCATCTACACCCAGACCACCAGACAAGTTGCAGCACTAGTCACCAAAGGTTCATACGGTGGTGATATAGTGCCGATAACATCACCTGAGTATACAATGACTACGCAACATAATTATGGTGTTGTCGGAGTGCCTATGTTGATTGATGAACATAATAAAAATGGTAAGTGCCGACCGTTAAATGAACACGTTTCGACGGTACTTTCCGGAGATAACCATCACGGTTTCGTCGGTATCCCAATGATAATAAAGAACTACGGCGGTAATTTCAATCCGAAGAATGCACCAATACCCATCGATCAAGTTCTTGGAACAATGACTACTGTGGATTCTCATGCACTTTTAAGAGTTCCGTTTATCGTTGAAAATCGAGGCCAATCGAATGCCAGGGATATCAACCAGGCATTAAGTACCCAAACATCCATGATTACGCACGGAATAGCATCCACCGAAGCTGTGAATGCATTTCTTTCTTATTATTATGGAAATAATCAAGCATCCGGAATATTCGATCCAGTTGGAACTATTCCAACAAAAGACCGCGTAGCACTTGTTTTGTCTACTCCTAAAAACATTGATATAAACGAGTGTACTTATAGAATGCTATTTCCTCACGAAGTTCAGGCAGCTATGGCTTTCGAATCGGATTATGTCATATGTGGAACTGGAAAAGATAAGGTCAAACAGCTCGGAAATGCAGTAACGCCACCAGTAATGGAGTTGTTACTTGAAAGAGGCATTGAGACTTTTTATTAATTCAAATCAGAAAGGAGTAAAAATGGCAAGAACAATTTATGAAAACATTGGTGTTGAATTCGTTTTGGAAGAAATAGACGAATATGAAGCAAAAATCAAGGTTAATGACAAAACTCTGATTTATATATCCAGAGAACAAGAGGCTGAATTTGAGGAAGAACTTAAAAAGTTATTCGACAAATATAGAATTTAACAAGAATAAACTTGAACCTAATGCTGTATAGGCAAACGTAATGGAATATGTGTGACTGTTTTGATAAAGTAGAAGCGAATTTGAAAGAAAAGACCGATGACCCGGAAGCATCTTTAAATTATATGTACGCCATGCCGTCTTTTGAAAAGAAGCCAGTAATAGAAGCAACTTACCGGAAAAAGAAAAAGGATGGTACATTTAATAAAACGGAGAGTACTATATCTATTGCTTATCCTTTTTGCCCGTTTTGCGGAAAGAAATTATCAGAAGAAAAATAATTCAAATCAGAATAGATATGAGTAAGATAGATGTTTCACCCCTGAACACTGCATTTGAAAATCTGAAAGATGGCGCAATCCTGTTATTTCAGAAAAATTCTGATGGAACATTCTCGCCTATTTCTTTGGAGAGGTCACACGGAAGATTGATACAAGAAATACTGGCTGAATGTAGTAAAGAAAGTCCTCTTTATGTTCTCAAAGAGGTTAAGGTAAAGCAATTAACGTAAAACCAAATAAATATGAATGAGAAAGAAGATTTTTTCTTTATGGTATATGTAGAGGGTGAACATACCCCGGCGTATAAACACAGCGATTTGACAAGTGCAGAGACAGAGGCTAAACGATTAGCTGAATCTTCGAATAGAAAGGCTTATGTTCTTTGCTCTATCAAGTCTTTTGAAGTAAACAAGTTTACGGTTAGAGATTGTCGTCCGGCGCTGGGTGATGACCTTCCGTTTTAATTAGAAAAGTGAAAGTTACATTTGAAATAATTGATTAATAAAGGGATAGATATGGAACAAAGAATTTTTCTTTTAGCAATTAAAAAGAGCAAGAAACGTGTAGGAACAACCTATTGTATAGGTGTACATCGATTAGGAACCTCAAATATGGAGTTTATATTAGGAGAAACTGACAATGACCGTGAATATGTAAGAGGTGATGAAGTTTCATATGTATATAATGCAGATTATACCGAAAACTTGCAAAATGCTTTGGATTGGCTGAATAATACTAAATAATAATGTTGGAACAATATGCAATAGAAGGGTTGCTGAATGCAATCAAAGAAAGAAATGCAGAAATCGAAATTATAACCTCTGCTTTGTGGAATGCCTATAAAGGGATGACGCCTATTAAAGCTCTAAACGAAGCCATTAAGGAATATAATGAAATTCAGAAAGATATTGAAGAAAATGGCTAAAACTGAATGAACTTGCAAGTTCTTTATAAACCTTCAAGTATTTGTGTAAAAAATGCTCCGTCAGGAGTCAATTATGAATAACTAACTTTAATATGCCAGCTTTAAGGAGAGCTGTTGGGTATCAGCCCCAGTTTGGGTTTGTTCATTGGGACCGGGTGAAATCCCCGGTCTTTTTTAGAATGACTTAAATAGCTGAAGATATGCAGAAAGTTTGGAATATATTATGGAAACAGTTTGAATGTGCCACTAATGAGTTTAATGCTTATATTGATGGCGGTATTCCTGCTATTGCACAACAAAAAATAGCAAAGTTTATCAAAGAATGGGATAAACTGAAGGAGCAGGCAATGAAGTTTGACGAATTAATGCAGAATCCCATAGAGCCGATTGAAATCAAACTACCATTCGAAGAAGAAGAGTTTCTGCAGACTTGGCAATATTGGAAAGAATACCGTCTTGAAACGTTTGGTAAGACCTATAAAAGCAGAGAAGAACAGAAGGTTTTGGACTATCTTGATGAAATAAGTGAAGGAAGCCCGGATATAGCAATTAGATATTTGAACTTCGCTATGGCTGGTAGTTATCCTAAGTTTTTTAAAGTGACTGATAATAGCTATACTAACCCACCTAAAGAAATAACCCATGACAGCGACTTTTAGTGACTTCATTAATACCTGCAAACAAAAGCAGCAAGAACTGGATCGGGAGCTATGGGCTTTTCATTATTCTCATATTTCTGACATCGAGTTTTGGACGCTATTGAAAGCAAAGGCAGAAGCTATAATGATGCAAAGAGGTATTAAGTCAACATTCATTGTTGACCAGTACAATAAGGACATAATTCGTCAGTTATATTATTATCTGACCGGAGATGTGGGGAATTGCAAGTGGAATGTACATAAAGGCATATATTTGATGGGAAAAGTCGGATGCGGCAAATCCTTATTGATGTACTCCTATTTGTCTGTACAGGATTATCTCACTCGTAAGATAACTGAAACTATTCATGCAAAGCAACTGATAGAATTACTTCAATCTGAAGGTGGAATTACTGGCCTAAGAGAAAGACCTTTGTTTATTGATGAGTTGGGACGTGAAAATTTGGAGATGAAAGACTATGGAAATGTAGTCAAGCCGGTTATAGACCTGTTTGCTATCAGGTATGAATATGGCGGTAGGACTTATGCTACTTCGAACTTTACTCTTGATACACTTGAAGCTGCAAGAGATGTAAAAGGAAAGGTTACTGCGCAAAGGTATGGTAATTTCATCCGAACGAGAATGGACGAAATGTTTAATGTGGTGGAACTCCCAGGAGAAAACCGCCGATTAAGATGGGGAAATAATGGCTAAGAGAGAATTGGCAAAAACTTCTTCGGCTGCCAAAGCTGCTGGAAAAGTACAAGCGGTAAAGGAGTGGTTGGATATGAACTATGAAATTAAGATTAATATATTCGACCACTCAAAATCGTATATTGAGAGTAAGGAACGTGAATACACTACATCAATCACAGAAAATGATATCTATATGCATATGATTGATGATGGTTTGGCCTGTAGCAAGTCGTTATTAAAGGCTATATTGACTTCTCCTAATCAGATGACAGCATATAATCCGGTTACAGAGTATTTTGATGGTTTACAAAACAAATGGAACGGTGTCAGCCAAATAGATTTGTATTGCAGCTTTCTCCGGGCACACGACTTTAAAGATAAAGATGATACGGAATTTTATCAAAACCGGATGAAATACCTAATAAAAAAGTGGTTGGTAGCTGTAGTTGCACAAGTATATGGTAAGAGGCAGAATGATGTAGCAATTGGATTTGTTAATGCTCAAGGCGGAATAGGCAAGACGACACTGATTGAATTTTTGGTACCACGATGTTTGGAAGAGTATTACGTTGTTTCGGATAAAGACGAACGTATATTCAGAATGACAGAGTGTTTTGTTTCCCGCTTTATTATCAACTTTGATGAGTTTGTTGGAATAACAAAGTCAACAGAGAACAGTTTTAAAAATAATATGAGCCGGCTCATGGTGGATATCAAGTTGCCAGGAGAAAGTTTCACCACAAAGATGCAACGTATTGCTTCCTGTGCTTTCACAAGTAATAAGACACAGGAGATGGGAGGGTTTCTGTTTAATTCAGATTCCGGTCTTCTCCGTAGAATAGCAGCTATTGAGATTGACGAGATCGGGGATTACAGAGAAGCCGTGGACGTGGATCAGCTTTGGGCGGAAGCTATGACCTTGTATAATGGAACTTTTGATTATACCTTTAATCGAAAAGATTATGATGATTTCCAAGAATATAACGCAAAGTATGTGATTGAATCCACCGCATATAAATTGGTGAAGGAATGGTACCGGAAGCCGGAAGAAGATGAAGAGTCTTTGTTCCGCATGCCGATGGACATCGTTCGGGAACTGAAAGCTGCACGAAAGATAACTAGCTCAATGACCCGCATTGACGATATTACTATCGGGCAGGCATTGCGCCAGTTAGGATATGAACGTATAGGTAAGAAATTGCCGGGAATGGGTACACGTTATGGATATAAGGTAGTACAACTCTATTAATCAGATATTTGTATATATGTATATTAGATCATAAGGTCTAATATATAAAAAACTATTTAAGAGAAAAATAATTGAAAATGTGGTTACAACCTTACAACCTTTATAATATATGTGTTTTAATATGTTGATAATCAGATATGAAAAGGTTGTAAGTGCATAGTTTGTTATTCACTTACAACCTACTTACAACCATATAAGTGGTTACAACCGGTAGACTAGATGTAATGTGCTTATATACAATGCTTTGATTGTTAGTTGTAGGTTGTAAGCTAGTATGGGAAATTATTTAAAAAAACAAGTAATATGGAAAAACCAAGTGTAACAATAGAACTAGCACCCTATTTACATGATTACTTATATCATGAGTTTGGGTGTAGAAAAGAAGGTGGGGTAATGGTAGCAACCACTAATGATCTCGGAAAAATGATTCAAGCAATGGTGACAATAAAAGACCGCCCGCCACGTCTTCCTTTGAAAGAGAATCCAATTACATTATATTTGCCAACACAGGAATGGAATCATTTCATTTTAAATGAAAACTTTCTGTATATTCCTGAATGGAAACAAAGGATGTTGCAGGATTACATTGAAGCATCTTTCCGTCTTCGTATTCGCGAATATTTTGTTGCGGGATATGAGAAGGGATTCAAGCAGGATAAGATTATAAAAGCGTTTTTGATGGCATATAACATTAAAAATAACGCAATAAACTATGATGCGATAAAGAAGTATGACTATCGAAATCGGAAAAAGATGATAAAAGAGGTAAATAAGGAAATACAACTGTCTCTTTTCTAAGTGATTGTGTTTTTTTTACGATTAATCTATAAGTAAAAAGATATTTTTTATCTTTTTTATACTTATACTTTTAAGCAATTTATTCATTATTAGATATATAAGCTATGAGTTTAGATGATAAAAGAGCACAAATTAGCGCAATGTTCTATCTTTCAATAGACGATGCGGATATTGATGATTGTTTGGGCGTTAGTTCCATCTCCGTTTCCGGCAATTGGATCGATTTTAATATATCCAAATGTGAGCTAAAAGAAACTAGGTCTGCTCCGGGAGAATTGGTACAACAAGAATTGAGCGCTACTTGTACAGATTCAAGTGAGGCGAATGAATCATTTATTAGGGAACAATGTGGTGGATATGGGCTACTTCGTATTGATTACTCTAATGGTGAGAGGAAAGTGGTTGGAACAGATAAAAAACCGGTACAGCTCTCTATTGAGAGAAGCGGTTCCCCAGCAGCCATCACTCTATCAATAAAACATTCTAGTGCCGAGTTCTCAAAGTTCCTAAAGTCCTTTTAATAGGCGGTAAGTCATTGTAATTTTGTATCAAACAAATAAAGTATAAAAATACATGGCATTTTCTTCTTTATATAGTGCTGTTTTGAGAGGTAAATGGTTTATCTCACTCCGGGATGTGGAAGCCAACCAAATCCTGATTAATCTTCTTTTAGAAAGAGGGGTTGAGAGTGAAGATATAACCAAACTATCAGATAAGTCTCCCATAGTTGTATGTGCGATGTCCGAAACAGAAATGAAATCCGGACACGATTTTTCAGATGCACCACAAGATAGTGTGGCAGTCATAGGGCTTCAAGGTTCTATGTTGAAATACGGTTCATACTGTAGTTATGGAACTACTGAAGTAGCAGAGATGGTAAATCAGGCTGCAGATTCCCCGAAAATTTCTGGTATTTTGCTTGACATAGATTCCGGTGGCGGTAGCGTTGATGCTATCGCCCCACTCATTGATGCAATCCAATATGCACAGAAGAAAAAGAAGTGTGTGGTTGCATATTGTGATTTGTGCGCATCTGCTGCCTACTATGTAGCTTGTTATTGCGATGAAATTATTGCTTCTAACACAATCTCTTCGGAATTTGGCTCTATTGGTGTAATGATGAGTTTTCCGGATTATGCCAAATATTATGAGAAAGATGGAATAAAGGTTCATACAATCTATAGTAATTTATCATCTTATAAAAATGCGCCGTTTGAAGCGGCGAAGGAGGGAAAATATGATGCAATCAAAACAGAAGAACTTGATCCGCTCGCAAGAGGATTCCAAGAAGCAGTTAAAAGTAGAAGAGGTAGTAAACTTAACCTCGAAACGGAAGGGATCATTGCCGGGCGCATGTTCTATGCGAACGACGCCAAAAAAAATGGCTTGATTGATTCGGTTGGTACTAGAGAGTTTGCATTGGGAAGAGTGAGAGAATTGCGCAGAGATGCGTATGTAAACGAATATATTAATTCAAAAAGTGCATAATTATGTTTGAAAAAGTAGTTGCTGCCGTATTTGGATATTTGGGAATCTCAGCTTTAGCTAAAGACAAGGACGGAAAATCCTCAATGAGTAAAGAGCAGGAGACTAAACTGGAAGATAAATATGGAAAAAAATTCGTCGAGGAGTTCAAAAAGGATCTTGCCGATTTCGAAAAGGAGGGGAAAACTGCAGAGAGTGTGGTAACAGAAGAACTTCTGTCTGAAATGGAGGTTGAGAAAGGGAAAAATGCGAAAGAGTTGAAAGAGGCTCGTGAACGTATTGCCAAACTGGAAAAAGAGAAAGAGGAAGCCGATGCCATAATCGCTAAGTTGGAAAAGGAAGAAACAGCTGATGCAGGAAAGGTTGTAACAGGAACAAATGCGGATAATATGGGAAAGACTTTTAAACCGGACATGAATCTGTCGCATAATAAATATGTTGATGCTATTTATTATGGAAGACCCGGTGCTTCTTATTCAGGCAATACAACTATTGAAACTACCGAACTGCAAAAAGAATTTGGTAAGTATGTAAATAGTGAACGTCTTGAAATCCTGCAAAGTTTGATGGGAAAGACCGAATCTACGCAGTATATGTCCACCATCGCTACCGATAAAGTGGAGGTTCGTGCACAACAGGCAGCAATTGATTCGGTATTACAGCAGTTTACTCCCCATTGGACGCCCAAAGGAAAAACTAAATTTACTCCGCTTACCATTAAGAATTTCAAATGTAAAATTAACGTTGCTATCGTTCCATCTGATGTGATGGAGGATATCATCGGATATCTTTATGATGAGAACTTGAAGCCGGAAGATATGCCGGTTGTAAAGTATATCTTAAATCAACTTGTGTTCCCTAAGTTGGACGAAGAGCGTGAGGTTGCTTTGGCTACAGGTAAGTTTGTAGAGTCTAAAGCTGTGAAAGACGGTGATGATGCAACAGAAGCCAATGAAGTTATGGATGGGTATGTCACTCAACTTGTAGCATTGAAAGAAGCGAATAATAAAGCTATTACCTGGTTGCTCAATGGCGAGAAGCTGTCGGATGAACAGCTGGTAGATCAGATCGACAAGGCGGTTGAAGAGGTTAAACCGTTATACAAAAAGAAACAGATGTTTATTCATGCCGATCCGGACATTGTAACGCGCTATGGAAAAGCATATCGCAAGAAATATCCTTGGTTGAAGAATGAAGATGGAGAAAAAGTGAAAGTCGATTTCTCTAAATTCACATTTGCTCCACTTGAAGGTATGCGTGGTACCGGAGTTTTCTTTATTACTCCAAAAGAGAACTTCAAACATTTGCGTAGTAAGGACCCACAAGCTACAAAAATTTGGATGCAAGGAGAAAACTATAAGGTGAAGATTTTTGCTGAATGGTGGGAAGCAACTGGATTTTGGATTGCTGAAGCTATTTTCGCATATATTCCACCCACAGAGTCAGGAGCGTCTGTCTCCGAAGCTGGTGGGCTTTAAAAAATAAAAGGAGGTAAAATTATGGCAGAATCAGTATATCAGTTTGTATCGGTTCCTAAGAAGACATCGAATGCAGGACGCCCGAAAGGTAAAAAGGCGTATATTGTCTATTTCCGCTGGAATGATGTAAAGACATACAACCGTGATGAAAAAGGAGTACGTGTTAAGGAATTCGCTTTGGCAGATGGGAAAAAGCCGATTGCAGTCTATGCAACCGACTCTACTATTAACATTTATCACACAAGCGAAGGAGAAGACGATGCGCGTGGCTTCATTCATCATGTAGATTATGAGCATCCGGGAACAGAGGTTGAACACGATGAATTTGTAAACAACAATATCAATGAAGATTTAGGAGCTATTGTTTTTGGCTGCTCAGGTGATGATGCAAAGATAGCAGGTACTCCCTGTACTCCATTGAAACTCACAAAAGCAGATTCACAGGATAACAAAGAAGGTGATAAAAATACGATCAACTTGGCAAGTTCACTGCGTGGGGCTACAATTGGACATATTGCCAAGAGCCTTATTCCGGCTACAGACAGTGAGGAAATCAATGCTATTTTAGGATTGGCTGGTAGTGCGTCAGGCTCATCTAAAGGAGGTCTATAAATAAGTTTGTTTGTTGTGTTGAGAAGAGGTGCATATCCATATTGGATATAGCACCTCTTTTTGTGTCCTTTTGCCTGTATTGGGATAATGGTACTTTTGTGTATCAAAAAATAAGAATATGAGAACTAAAAAGGAAGAAGGAAAAAAAGTGGAAGCTGATTCAGTAAATAATCAGGCTTCTAGTGTGGAACAAGATCAGGCTCCAAGCGGGGGACTGGCATCTCAAGAGAATTTAGCCATACTGGATCATACAACGGTGGTAATTCCTTATGTTAAGAACAAAGCACAAGGGAATGAGTTGAAAATGGCATTGCGCTCTTTTGATAAATTCCTGCGTTTTGGTGTTAATGTTGTCATCATTGGCGACCGGGAGGAATGGATGAGTGATGTTGTTACAGTCATAGAACATGAATGTATGTCAGATAATCCTCAGATTGATGTACTTGAAAAATTAAAATTGGCTATTGCTGCCGATGAAATTACTGATAAATTTATTTGGTCCAATGATGATATCTACCTTGTAGCTCCGGTAATGCTGGCTCATATTGAGGTTCCTAAAAATAAAGGAATCTTGCGTCCAGAACTATATAAAGGCATTTATAGGGATAATATGGAGCGTACAGTTGCATTACTTGCAGATTTTCCCAAATTAGATTTTGGAACACACACTCCTGTTGTTTACGAAAAACAGAGTCTTGTAGATATGTTTGAAAGGTTCCCGGAATTGAATACAGGTGGTTATTTGATCTCATCTGTTTATTTTAATACTCTCTTTCCAGAGTTCGATCCTATTTCTTCTATCGAATTGAACTGGCAAAGCGATAACATTGCATTGTCTATCGTATCCAAGCAACCGGATCACAAGAAATTTCAGGAACTGGTATCAAAGAAAATATTCCTGAATAACGCAGAAAGTGGATATTCTGACTTTCTAATGAAATATTTACTTGAAATGTTCCCGGATAAATCCGAATTTGAAGAGTGAAAGAGATTGTAATCGCTTGGCTGAAGAATGGAGCAAATGCTCAAGAAGGAATACGCTTGATGGAACAGTCGGGCGTATCTCCATTAACGTTGCGTCTGGTTCGTTCCAACCCTTCCAGCAATAAGAGAATGATGGTTGCATTTCTTTGCAAGAAATACAATATTAATCAGGGTTTTACGACAAACTGGAAAGAAACAGAGATAACATTCAGCCGTAAACCCAAGTCTTTTCGGGAAGAATTTTCGTTTTTAAACGAGAAATCATGTCCGGTGGAGTTGGAGGCACTTGCTTCCCGGAAATTTTCACGATATCATGCATACGTTGAATTACATTCTCAACTCCGCGATTGCACTGATTTGAATCAATGTACTTCTGTTAGCAGACAATTAATAGACAGTTATATTGAAAACCGGATGATATGGGATGAACTGAATTATTATCAGCAGAATAAGTCTTTATTAGGGAAGCATCCGATTTTTAATGAGTTTAAAAGGAGAAAAGAACTATTGGGACTACCGATAAAAGAACTTGTAAAACGCCAAAAACAGATAGAAAACAATATTTGGCGGGTAACTAACGAATTGAATAAAGGAGATAAGCCGCATTTGGATATCGAACGACGGGAAAGACTGGCTGGTTACAAAGCTGAATTGGAAGAGGTGAACCGATTACTTGAATGAGTCTATGGCGAGAATGCAATGGAAGAACAATATGTATTTTTAAAAAGTAAGGAAGTCTATGAGTTTCGTTGCGGACGAATTGGTTAAGTGGAGAGAAAATCCGTTATGGTATGACAGGATTAACTTTGATGAATATGAAAAGCTGGCAGCTATAGGATATACTCCTAAGCAAATAGCCATGTTTTACAATATTCCTTTGAATGATTTTGAGTGGTATTTCAATTTGGTAGGTTCTCCACTGAAATATCACTATGAACGCGGACAGTTGATACAACAGGCTAAGGAAGGATTATCAATGACAGCCAGTGCAGAAGTTGGTGATAATGTAACTCAGGCGCAGCGACTTGATAAACTACGTCGTGAAGTCGGTTTTAAGAATGCGATTAACCAAGTTTTTTTCGGAGATATAGAGAATGTTTGAAACTTCTTATTTTGACAGGTTACAGGATTACTTGGCATCCGGTTGTACAATGGAACTAACGGGGGATGAGATGGACTATTATAATGCGCTGTACGCCCTGATTGGCATACAGCGGAAGTACGGTAAGGATAATGCAATATCTTTCCTTATGCATGATCCTTTTCAGGTAAAAAGAGCTAGGGCCAGGGAAATGTATAATGAGGCTATAAACCTGTTTTTTGCGAATGATTCGGTAGAAAATAACGCTCACCGAAATATGATGTATGATAATTTGCAGAAAGCGGCACAGGTTGTATTAATAAATGCACATTCTTCTAAGGACATGGAAGTGTATGGAAACTTGATGATACAGGCAGCTAAGGTCAAACAATTGGATAAACCTGATCCGCAGAAACGGAAGGAAGTCAACGAAAAGCATATAAAAATTTATATGCTTGATACGCAGGCTGTAGGAATTCCACAGGTTAACAGGCAATTGCTTGCTGAACAGATTGATTCTATTCCTGATATTCCGGAGCGGGAGAAAGTTCGTTTAAAGAGGGATGCGCAAGTGATTGATGTGGATATAATTGAAATGCTCGATGACCAGGAAACAAAAACTAAAGACATCGACTGATGATGTAGAACAGCGATACGCAAATTGGATGGCCCAGCTCATATCAATAATGATGCCATGGGCGCTTTATTGGATTGCCGGGCGTGCCAGTGCTAAAACAGTGCAAGTATTATCTGAACGAGTGCAAGAAGTTGCACAGGATTGTCAGGGCGCACCGTTCGCATGGGTAGCTGATACATATTCAGATTTGCATAAGAATGTCATTCCTTCGCTTATAGATGGACTCTCTCTATTAGGGTGGGAAATCGGCACTCACTATGTGATTAATCAGGAGCCGCCTAAAGAATGGCAGGAAAGAATGTACAATGTATGTACGGACTGGCGTAACACTATGGTTTTCTATACCGGATTTAATTTCACATTCATCTCTTTAGACAGACCGTCTATCGGTGCAGGACGTTCGTATGTTGGAGTGTTCGGTGATGAAGTCAAGTATTTCCCGGAGGAGAAATTTACGAATCTGTTGAAAGCTGTACGGGGTTTCAGGGTGAAGTATGGAATGAATGTTTGGTACCGTAGTCGTACCCTTACTACCGATATGCCTAATCCTAACCATATTGGCGAATATGACTGGATTCTGAAACTAGCTAAACAGAATGATAAAGATAAAATCCTGTTAATGCTCCAGGCGGGATTTGTCTATAATGAGACGAAAAAGACGTATGTAGCTACCTTACAGGAATATAATGAAGTGCTGAAGAAATATCGCTTTGATAAATCATTAGCTCCAAGTCTTAATAAGCTGCAACGGGCACTGGAACTCGCAAGACGCAATATGAAGCGGTGGGAAGAACGATGGATCAAGACACGTTCACGTACATCGTTTTTTTTCATTTCATCCTCTTATGTCAACGCAGACGTTTTAGGGCTGGATTGGTTTAGTGATGAATTCTCCGAGGGACTTGAAGGAATTCTGTGCAATATTCTTTCGATTATCCCCAAATTGGAAGCCGGGCAAATGTTTTACTGTAATTTGGCTATCCGGCATTTTTATGCTGATGGATTCGTTAATGAGATTATAGAGCAGAAGCCGTTGGGATGGAAGGAGGATTGCACAGTACTTAGGCATTTAGACATGAATAGGCCCATTGAAGCCGGAATGGACTCCGGTAATATGCTATCTATGGTATTTGGGCAACAGGACAAAAAGAAATACAAAGTATTGAAAGAACTCTATACGTTGCCACCTAATACAGCCAGAGAACTGGCTGATAATTTCTTGGAATATTTTAAACCACATAGACGGAAGATATTGAAACTCTATTATGATCGTTCGATGAATAATTATCATAAAGTCAAGGCGGACATGGCTACTCAAATAAAAAAGAATATAGAATACTATGCTGATGGCACAAGGACAGGATGGCAGGTACAGTTAATGAGTATAGGGCAGGGCAATATTGGTAGTAATTTGGAATATCGTTTCTTCATGGATTTGTTAAGTGGCAATTTAGAACGAGGATTGTTTACCATTCAATTTGACCAGTATAATTGTTCCAACCTCAAGAGTGAGATGGAAATAACCGGAACAAAGACTGTAAGCCGTTCTGATGGTAGTTCAGAGATAGTCAAACTAAAGACTGGAGATAAGTTACCTACCAACCGGTTACCTAAAGAGTCAACCAATCTTACGGATGCACTTAAATATCTTATGTTACGTAAGGAATGGATACGGATATGGAAGACTGGGCGCAATATATCTGTTGCATCTAGGGTATAGTTTTGTTTTATTCGAATGGTTAGCCTCATTGTCTGCGAAGATAGTGGGGCTTTATTGTACACCTGCCTGTAGGCAGGCAGATAGGTAGCATTTTCTTAGGGGAAAATGCGATAGTGGTGGTATTGTAAAGATTTTGTCACATTTCCCCCGAAAAAAGGGGGGTGCGACCGCAAAAAGGGATCGGCGCGTGTCGGGCAGAACATCGTTTCATTTGCGGTTTTTTAGAAACCGCAAATAGTTTTACGGTTGAAAATCAGTGAATTAATGATTGAAAATGTTTTTTCTGATGTAAATATCTCCCCAATTTGGAAGAAAAACAACCGTATTTAACTGCAAAATCAAAAAAAGGTATTTTGGAAGATAACTAAAATATAATCATATATAATGTATATCTATATCCATTATATCTATAACCTATTATATATCAATAGACTAGGTAACACACGTTATTGAAATAATTCGAATGATAAGGATACTTAAATCAAAATTGAAGTAAATCAATGTATAAAATAATATCATGATAAAACTAAGGTTCTTAAATGCAAATTTTTTCCATTTTAAAAGGTCTGCTATAAATAAAATCATATATTTGTTATTTAATAAATATGTAGAACTATGTGGTACAAAATAAATATGCATTGGAACAAGAAAAAATTAGTTTTTTGGCTAGCAAAGTCTAAATTACCCTTTTTTTTAACGACGGTAAAGGTTAGATTATGGCTAATTTTGATATTGTTTATTTTGATGATTGTTTTATTATTCTATGCTTTCAATAAGCAATATCCGGAGTTTCGTGAGACTAGTATAGTATATAATAAAACGCAATCTTTATTATTTAATAAAATGTATATCCATTGTGATTTGCGTGAGAAAAGTGCAATATTATATTATGAGTTGATGAATAATTTTTTAGATTTCAAAGAAAGAAATGATTCGCTAATATTTAATGAAAGGAACTCTCTGAATGATAAATTATTTCCTAAAAGTTCGCTTAATTGCAACTATTTTTGTCGTAAAAATAGTACAGATATTGATTCTATTATGATATATGGATTCACAAATTTAACTATTTCAAATATAAGTAATGTAAAACTGGATGAGTCATATAATAAGTTTTATGAAGACACAAAAAATGAATGCCAAAGCAATTATTTGTATCAGTCCAATGTAAAAGATAATAAAAAGGTAATTACTAATAGAATTGAAAGGTATTATTATAAAAACAAAGGGTTATGTTCTGATTTTAATTTCCAGCATTTTAAATTTGGGGGTGAAGATATGTACTCTCCTAATGATAATCCATATACTTTATATCAATTATTTATGCCAGATTATGAGAAAAATGATTTTTATGGCTATTCTGACGATTTTCAGATTTCTATAATTTTAAATCAAGGAAAAACTCTTGTATTGGATATTTTCCCGGAACCATCATCGAAAAATTCAAGATGTATAAGCTACAAAGGGCGAAAAAAACTGGAAGAGATTATAGAGAATCAAGGGGTTTATATTTATTTACAAGATATAGAAAAAGCTAATAAAATAAGTCGATTTCAAAATTATGCATCTTTATTAGCGGGTGCAATTTTAGCTTGGATTGTTGAGCTATTTGTGAGTATTATTTTGGTTTGGAAAAGATTAGTTGTAACAAAATAGCTATATTCTATAGAGTATATAACAAACTTCGAACATAGCAAATCTATTTGAAAATCAGGAGTGAACTCTTATTGTCACATAATATTATAAAAAGCAAAGTAAAAAACTCTGCTTTTTCTTTGATATATAAGTTTTTTTCAGCACTTTTGTGTCGCCCCAAGAATTTAGTATAAAAACGTCATTAATGACAAACACATGGATCCCTTTTCAAGATGTAATCCGTAAAATCGGATTAAGGTTAATACTAGACCTTTGGGCGCATCTTGATAAGGGATTCGCCATTTCTAATGATTATGAAAACTACTATTGAAGCTTATACAATTACAATTAGAAAAAAAAGAGAGAAAGAACCTTGGTCATTTGCTGATTCTCCTGATATTTATAAATTATTATCTGATAGTGAAACCGGATTCATTAAATATATTGATAAAAATGTAACAGGGGATCTCCCTGCTGAAAAGATGACTGTAAGAGTTCCGCCAGAAGGTCATGATCATAGTGATCTAAAACGTTATATTTGTGGGATAATAGAAACTGGCTATTATGGTAAAGAATATGAAGCTGTAGACAAGGACGATCCTAAAGATGAGACTAAAAAGATTTTCTTAGGTAAAAGTAAAGCCATCTTGAAACCTTTTTTCTATTATATTCAGATTCCAAGAAAGGGAGATAAAGCTTTAGTCATATTAGAAAGAATAGATAACAATGGCATATTTCCTTTGATAAGAAGTATTTTAATATCATTTCTTAACTTTCATTTCGGAGCAGGAGATCTTTATATAATTGATAGAGGTAGTGTTGTGTTAGGGGCATATTTAAAGAAACTTCGTGAAGGAAAATATAATTCGTTATCTCTGTCCGCTAACTCTATACCAACAGATGCTTCTGAACGCTACTTTGGCGGTTTAGACTCTGAAGACTTCACTCTTGAATTAACTATGAAATTCAAGAAGAATATGAGTGAAGTAAAAGAGAAAAAAATTCGTGAAATGGTTAATTCTGGAAAATATTTATTTGATTCTCCGGAATTAAACGCTATATTTGAAGACTCAACTCAAAAGGTGTCATCCACAATTGGAGGAGGAAAGACAAGAACTTTGTATTTGAATGACGAGGAGAAAAACATCATTCATCCGTACTATGACTTAGATGTCAATGGAAATACTAAAGGCTTCTCAGATTATGAATCAATAAAAAAAGCAACAAAAAAGTTTATAGAAGATAATCCTGATTTCAAAGTATTTGAATAGATGAAAAAGACATTTACATTTATAAATATTAGAGAGATCCTTCAGAAAGAAAAAGAAATTCTGAAAGCTGATCCTAATAATAAATGGGTATTTATAGGATTACCACTGTTGTTGGGGATTCTGTGTAGTCTCTTATTCTATAACGATACAAAGGCCATATTAGGCATCCTTACTTTATTTTTGTCTATCTTTATTCCAATATTTATAAGTTTGTTAGCAACAATGATTTCATTCGTAATGAATAAAATCAAAACTCGTCATAATAAAGAAAGAATACCTCTAATTAAAGAAACATTTTATAACATCTGCTATTTAATTCCAGTATCTCTTTTTTTGTTAGTATTGTCATTACTAATGAACTTAACGATTGGAGATGACTGTGTTGTTTACCAAACATTTTTTGAGTCACCAATATGTAATACTATATTTTTATTTAAGATAACAGTTCATTTCATTTATCTTTTTCCTATAGGAATACTTTTTTATGGAGGAGTTGCTCACTTAGTTATGAATATTTTAATGGTTACTAAAAGAATCTTTAAATTGTTTGATAAAGAGATTGATCTACTAACTAGTCCTGAAGAAGATTACGGAGCTCCTAAAAAGAAAGAGAATGATAACTCGAAAGATGGAAAAGAAGATAATGATGAGGTTAAAGATACATTATAAGGGCTATTTAAGATATTTTGGCTTCATTGGCATGAGGCAAAACTTTGACAAGTAAAAGGGCTTCCACGGGTTGGGAGCCCTTTTTTATTCTTTAAAGCGCATATTTTGTTGTTATATTTTGGTGTTATTAAATATTATACTGATATTTGTGTGTTGGGCACAAACAAATGATTCACCTCCTCATATTGTGTAATCTATATATTGGGTCTTGGATGATTCCAGTCAATGCACAATATGAGGAGGTGTTTTTTTGTATAGCACACACATATTTTTACTAAATATTTAATGAAATGAAGAAGATTATTTTTCTAATGCTGATGTTTGTCAGCGTCAATGTAATGGCTCAAGGAAATCCATTGCAATGTGATAGTGTAATTCAAGTGAAGGATAAAAATGCCACTACGTTGTACCCAATGTTGAAGGCGTGGGCAGCAGTAACCTATAATTCGGCAAATGCTGTTATTCAAATGGATGATCCTCAAAATGGTATTTTGATATGCAAAGGGGCTTTTAAATATGCTGCACCTGGAGGGATGTCTTATCGATGTATTGATGGATGGGTAAATTATACTTTGAAGATTCAAGTAAGAGATGGACGATATAAAGTAACAATGGGGGATTTTAATCATGAGACGAGTGATTTGGAGTGGAAAAAGACATGGAGTTTTGGACTTATAACTGATAGAGAAAAGTATAAAGAAAAGGGTATGCAGGATAAACGATGGACTAAGACGTGGCTGGACTTAAAACTGAAATGTGAAAGGGAGTATATGGCAATGATAGTCTCATTATCGGATGCAACTTCTGGTAAAAGTCAGATACTTGACACAAATAATGACTGGTGAATACATCGACATTTAAAAGAAAAGTGACACTAAAAATGCTACTTTTCTTTTGCACTCTCAAATTTTATCCGCATATTTGCAGAGTCAAACAGTTTATCACTTAATGATACCGGATTGAGCAACGGATAATGCTCACGAAATTCGAGGGCTTTTTTTATGCCCTTACTTATCATTTTTCTGATACTCGGAAAATGATACATATGAAATGGCGGTTGCCTTTCCCATTCTTCTTTTGCTCTCTGGAGTTAATTGATGAACTGTTTGACGACACGGGAAATGGCAGCCGTTTTTTTCTGCCTAATAGTCAAACAGTTCATCAACATGAAAAAAGAAAAGAAAGTCCTCACCAAATGTGTAGAGGCAAAGAAAGTCAAAGAATTTTTCAACGAAATTAGTGATTTAATTACTTCCGGACACGATAAAGTCTGGACGAGTAAAGATGAAAACGGTGAAATGAATTTCATCGTAGGTAATAGCCGTGTGAATATACGTATCAATGCTTCAATGATGAAAGGAGGTACATTATGAAACGGGATAAATCTATAACTAATAAAAACATCTTTGTGACAAGTGAACGTAAACATACTGATACTGAATCAGGAGAATATAACTATAATATCAGTTATCTAGGTAACTATGAATTGTGTGAATTGACAGCTGAAGAAGTTGTTGAATTAATAGCTTGTTTGCAAAATGCACTCCAATCTAATGGAGAGAAAGGAGTTAAACTATGAGTAATCCGATATTTAAAATTATAAAAAGCTGTAGTTATTCAGGTGGTATAAAGTGCATGGAAGAATATACTATTGCTTTATATTCTAAATATATATGCACTTGTGCTAGGGAAGAACTAATAGAACTTCGTAATCAATTGGATTTAGCTTTGAATGACCAAAGAATAGTTGTAAACGAGAAAAGAGATTCAGATGAAAGACAGTGAGATACATTATTTCCTTTCAGGTTTAAAAGACCTACGCGAATTATTTTTAGTCATTGATGAAATTGAATCAGAGACAGGCATGACACCTGATGTGATTAGATACGGAGATAAAAAACTGAAATATAGTAGCAAAGATGGTAAATCTCTGAAAAATGGAGATTTAAACGAGGAAATATATATAGAAAGAAATTTGATTCCTGCTAAATGACTATTTCAAATTTTGAGTTTGAAATAGTCACAAAAAGTCCCGATTGTATTTACAGTCGGGACTTTTTTGTGTCCTTTTTTAAGGTCGAACTCAGACGTAATTTTGCATATAAAGTTTAAGATATATGGGATTGAATAAAAGATTGTATGAAGAAAAGCAAAATAGAAAGGTTAAATATAATCGAATGCCCGATAATAGGTGGCCTCTTGATGTGACTATCGAAGGAGATACAGGAATGACTCAACAGTGGGAACGGCAGCAAGATACAAAAGCTGTAGCGTTATTCAATAAGAAAATTCGAGCGTGGGGAGCAAAAGTAGATAGTGCGCTTCGAACATCAATTGGAATTCACATAGAGGAGGATAAAGAACTGTCAAAAAGTCTAAAACAGAATTATAGACATTTTGGAAAGTCTCCTAAGAGAGGTGAAGAAATCACAAGTATTGGATTTAGATTTAGAGAAGAAGGGATATTTGTGCATTTAGGTGTCGGAAAGGGATATAACATGGAAGGAGGGACGCGGGTCATAACTAAAAAAACAGATAGAGAATGGCGGAGACGTCCTAAACCATGGTTTAATTCTATCATAGAAAAACATATTCCAGAATTAGTTGAGATAGTGAAAGAATATTGTGGCTCATTAATAATAAATACAACTAGAATTTATATAAATAGAAATGGCTGAAATAAAGGAGAAAATTGGAGGCTTCCGGTTTGTTGATGCTGGAGTAGGTACCTATGCCATCAATATGAGTTTAGGTAACAATGAACTAAGTAGTTTTTTTAATGGTTCTTCCTCCAACTGGGATGGTGATCCGGTGACAATAGCCGGAGTTCGCGTTGTTCCCTGGGGAATTGATAATAATCTTCCGAAGACAGTACGTGACATTCTTGAAAAGAATAATCTGGGACCGGGCATTTTGGATCGCAAAACAGGTTTGATGTATGGTCAAGGTCCGATGCTTTATCGGGTGAATGTAGTCAACAACGAACGTGTGCAAGAGTGGTTGATAGATAATGAGATACAGGAATGGCTTGATACATGGGATTATCGGAGTTATATTCGTAATGCTTTTGTAGAGTACAATCACATGAAAGGAGTATTTGTGAAATACTATGCAGCCAAATCAATCCGGATCGGTAAACCGTGGATAACCCGTTTGGAAGCCCTTCACAGTACAGATTGCCGGATGGTATGGCCGGAGAATGACAGCCGGAGATTGGAAGATGTGAAACAATTTCTTATTGGGGATTTTGACAGTTATACCAGTAAGAGGATGATGTTGTATAGCATCTTCGATAAATGGAATCCTTCAGCTACGGAAACCGCTGTGAAATATCATAGTATGCGTAGTTTTGGGCGCAATATGTATGCGATTTCCAGTTTTCATGGTTCGATTCCCTGGCTATTGGATGCTAATACCCTTCCGGAAATAATCCAATATCTAAATGAGAATATGATTGCATCTGCATACATTGTTCATGAGCCGGAAGAGTATTGGAGGCAGAAAGAAGAAATGATACGTGCCATGCACGAAGAATGGAGAGAAGCACAGATATACGAAGAAATAGACCGTTTGCGGGATGAACTTACCAAGAGGATTGCAGATGTCATGGCCGGTAAAAAGAATGCAGGTAAATTCTTCACTTGTGTGGACTTTGTGGATCAGGACGGAAACCTGCAATCATGGAAAATCGAGCCAATCGAAATGAACGTAGATAAATACATCGCAGCACAGGCGGAAATATCAAGGATAGCTGATAGCTCTACTACAAGCGGCTTTGGATTGAATCCTGCGTTATCCAACATCATCATCGACGGCAAAGGTGACAGTGGCAGCCAAATGCTATATGCATTAAAGATTTTCTATGGGGCTGATACACAAATCCCGGAGGAAATAGCGTTGGAGGCCCTGAATGATGCGGTCCGAATAAACTTTCCACATAAGAAAGGTCTTTTTATTGGTATGTATCGCAAGGTTATCAATAAAGAGGATAATGTAACGTCAGATAAACGGGCAGCAAATCAGGTGTAATTATGAAAAACAGACAGATAGATTTTCCGGATTGTTGGGAGGAAGTTCTTCCTGCAGAGTGGTTATACTTGCTTCGCTTGCGTCAGAAATTGATTGAACGCCCTAAAATAACTTTAATGGACGTGAAACGAGAGTGGTGCCGTTTTGTTCTTTCCAATCGTGGCATCCGGAGAAAGAGCAGCATTGATTATTATGTTTTGATTGATGAATTAGCGTTGACGCTGGGATGGATGTGGAGTGAAGGTAAAGGGGGGAAAGAGGTTGAACTTATCTTTTCAAGTACAAAGAATCTGTTACCTGAATGGAAACAATATAAAGGTCCGCTTTCTCATGGCAGTGATTTGACATTTGGGGAATTCCGTAATGCGGTTATGATGATGAATGGCTACAATGATACACAGGACCCTTCTTTATTGCAAGCCTTATGCGGTATTCTTTATCGTTGTCCAGGAGGAAAAATAGGAAAGTCTGATTTTGATGGTAAATACAGGGAAGAATTTAAGCAGGAACGAATAAATTTCTATTCAAACAGGATTAGGATGATGCCGAAGCAGGTTCAGTGGGGAGTATATGCATGGTTTGCTTTCTTCTGTCACTATTTGCTTACAGGCACATTTATTATTGATGGAATAGAGATTTCGTTCGAATCCATCTTTACCAAAGAAACACAGGACGCGAACACGCCCAAGGAGCAAAGTCTGGGAATGAGTGGAATTCTGTTTTCCGTAGCAGAATCCGGAATTTTTGGAAATATAGAAAAAGCGGATGATACATTATTACTCCGCGTAATGATGAAGTTGCTGGATGATAAATACAAAGCAGATGCTTTATTAAAGCGTAACAAATAAATGATATAGTATGATATTCAATAAGGATGATAATGGTAGTAGGGAACTACGGGAACTGACTGGGAATTATTATGCAAATAATGATTTCAATAAAATCATAACTGATATTGAGTTGGCAACAGAGGAAATTTCCGCATTGATTGGTGTTGAACTATACAAAAAAGTGGAAGGCTGGTATAAAGAGACAAAAGAGGATGCAGATCAAGACCTTATAAAGAAAGTACAACGGCCTATCGCTTTGTTGGCTACATTACGTATGTACCAAAAAAATGATCTAAGTCATGAAGATGATGGGCGTAAATTCAAAATCGCTACAGATAACAGTGAAAAGCTCCCTTGGGAATGGCAATTAGATAGGGATGATGCCCGGCATATGGAAGATTATTATAAAGCAGTAGACGCTTTGATACGTTATCTCAATACTTCTGAAATTAAGGAATGGAAGGAGGGCCGGACTTATAAAATGTCTCAGCTATTACTGATACGCAGTGGAGCGGATTTTGACACCTATTTTCCTATTGACAAGAGCGAGCGTACTTTTATGTTATTGCTGCCATTCATCAAGGAGGCACAATTGCTTTATGTGAAAAAGGCATATGGAAACGGGTGGAATGCACTCTTGACTATGAATGAAAATAATGAAGCGCATTTTGCAGCTTGCAAAGCTGTTACATTATTGGGAATGAGTATTGCCCTAAAACGTATGCAACTGAAAATTATTCCAGCAGGAGTAATCAGGGGATATGTGTCTGCAAGTGGTGCAATGGAGAGCGATCCTGCATCTATTGAGGATATCAAGTTATTATCCGAATGGATGAATGATGATGCTATGGTTTGGATTGATGAGATGAAGAAGGCAAGAGACGGTGGAGCGGTCACCTATAATCTGTTACCAGAGAATGATAAACATAACAAATACATGAGATTATGAATGTGATTCAAAGACCTAGAGCAGAAGAGTTCTGTGCTACGATGCAGGATTATATTATAGATACGGATTCTACCATAACTTTCTCTGTGCAGTATGGAGGTAAAACGGTTTTGGAAGAGGAATATGTTCCGGATGCCAACTATCAGGTAAGAGTGCGAAAACTGGGCAAATTCTGTGAGTTGGCTTTATGGGGAGTATGGTGTGCTGGAGAAGCAAGTTGGCAGACAAATGCTGCTGGTACCTTTACTTTCTTTATCAATGGACTACAAGATTCACAAAGTTATGTGATGTTTAGCCGGCTGCAGACAAAAAAAGAGGCATCGGCTCCAGGATGGTTGAGTGAGGTTCGGGAGAAAGTGACACGTAATGGTGCAATGGAGTATGCAAGTAGCGTATTTACAGATGGTGATAAAGTGTTATTGAATGTCCGTACTTTATCCGGAGCGGTTTATCCGGAACAACTATATGTACATAAAGGGGAAAAAATGCCTGTAACTTTGGATGTAAGTATGGAAAGGGTTGGGAATATTCTTCCAGATATAAATGAAATGATCCGTAGTTATGAATTGGTGAAAGGAAGTGATGTTTTTAAGTTTTTGGTAGATCAGACGAGATATGAAGAGGTTCAACGTTTCCGGTATAAAAACGTATATGATATGCCGGAAACAATGACTACCGTAGGCGGTATGACTATGAAAGGCAATGATGAGAGTGATACGGCGAAGATGTTTGGTGTAGATCGTAAATTCGGAGTAAAACCAAAGGATGAATATACAGTTAGTAGTGGGGTTATTTTCCTGCAGAGTGATTATAAGTTATGGCATAATCTGTTGAATGCCCAAGAAGTAGATATCTGGTATGAAGATAGTTGGTTCCCTATTATTGTGACAAAACAGAATTATGAACGTAGCTTTAACCGTAGCATACTGAAAGCTATAGAATTTACATTTAAAATGGCAGATGTTGAACAGAATAACTTAATTTAATTATGATAGATATCATCCGGTTCAGAGAACTAATGGTGGAGCTTCAGGTTAAAGTTAATCAGAAGAGCGAAGATAAGATTGATTGTTGTTTCCTGGCAGTTAAAGAGGAACACATGGTCAAGAAACTCAAGGATAAAACAGGGGTACTTCTGTGTGCCAATTATCCCGATGCGGAAGGAGATTCTAAAAACAAAGATAACTGGCAGGAGGATAATCAGGTAATCTTCTTTATTTGTGAAAAAATTGCTTCCGGTAGTAAGACTGACGAGGAAGAATTGCTCCATTATGCCAAGTTACAGCGAATTATGTGTGTATTGAAAGAAATAATTCGGCAGGATGAATACTGCAATTATCTTTCTGTAGGAAGTAAAATGCGGACAGAATGGGAATATTCTATGTTTGGAGGATTCAATGGATTGAGTTTGGGATTAACGATAGCAGACTATGACTGAATTATATATTGATGGGACTTCGGTGGTACTTCCTGCCGACTTTAGCACTTCTGTAAAACGTGAGAATCCTTTCTTTACAAAGAATGGGGAGTATACGTATGATATTACTCTTCAGCTTAGTAACTCAATTAATGCAGACTTATATGAACATCTGAACAGATTGAACTCTATTGCCGAACTAAAGACCAAGAGACAGGCTGTATTGGTCGCTGATAACCGGGTGTATTGCAATGGTACGGAAATCATAACGGGATGGACAGATTCAACAGTATCCATACAAATAGCTTCGGGAAACTCCGAATTGAATTCTTTCATTGGAAACGATTTGCTTGTATCATCATTGGATATGGGAGAAGATGAAATTCCAACAGGCATTATCAATAACTTGGTAAAACGCATATATCCGGACGTGGATTATTGCATACCTCCTGTAATGACAGACAAGGGTGTGATTAATGGATGGAGGGTAGCTGTAACTGTTGTTACTACTTCAAAGCCAACTATATCTCCCAACTATTTGAGAGAAACAGGAGTGGATATTTATCTGCAACCGTATCTTTGCGCTTATATTAGAAAGTTAATGAAAGCACTTGGATATACAGTTTTGACTAATCAGCTGGAAGATTCGGAGTGGAATTTGCTCTATTTGCCACAAAATGGGCACCCCAACCAATATGCAAAAATGTTTCCCGGATGGACTATAAATGAACTCATCACGGAATTTGAGAGTTTTTTTAATCTGTGTTTTCTTGTCAATAATAGAAAGAAGGAAGTTTCTATACTGTTCAGGGCAGAATATTTTAAAAATGCACAGGTTTGCCATGTTCAGCAAGTTGTAGATGAATACGAAACAGAAGAGGGGGAGAACGACAAAGACCCTTCTCAAAGTAATGTGTTGATAGAACCGACTGACAGTGAATATTACAAGCCACAGCATATAGATAAAAATATTCTTTCTTCTGCGACCCGAAAGGATTTTGATACAGTACTGGAATTCACTCAATTTGTAGAAAGTATTAGCTCATCCGGATATCAGGCTGTTAAAAACTATCTGTTTTATACACATGATAGTTGCCGGTACTACATTACGGTGCCTGATGATTCGAATAGGGGATGGCACACAGATGAAGTAAATATGTTTGGTGATGTTCTTCGGGAGCAGAGTGAAAATGAAATTAAATTAAACATTATGCCTTCCGATATGACGAACTATGGTATAGAACGGATCACTTATGAGAGTGGTATGGAGCCGGTATTTATGCCCGACTCTGAACGATCACTTGTAACAGTTCCAAAAATAACCGGAAGCAAGATTGGTACCAGTGATGAAAGTAATGGTATTTATGAGTTAATACAAAGCGGAGAAAACATCCCTACGGAAAAAGATAAGAATCAACAAAAGATTTCTGTATCATACTACAAAGGAATGTCACCGATGACTCTTTACGTAAAGCGCAAAGATGATAAGGATTTTAATCCTAAAGTTTTCACGATTGATTACCCTCATTCTTTTAACTGTGAGGACACCCCATATACAGGTAATTTGCGCTTAGCATATTTAGATAAAATGCTCTATTCACGTATGTACGATATTGATTATAAGCACGGCATCAAGATAAAGAGTTATGATGTTAACGTTTATGATACGCGGAATATATTTGAAATCCGGAACAAACGTTATGTCTGTAAAGAGATAGAGGATGTTATCAATGCTGATGGAAGGTCTGGAGCATGGCAAGGCACATTCTATCCGATTCGGATTAGTGATGTAGAAGCGGAAAAACGGTGGATTCTGACAGATGGGAAATGGAGGGACGGCGGTATATGGCTGGACAGTGGACGATGGTTGGATGGCTAGATCATAAGGCTCGCAAATACAAGTGTGGGCCTTTTTCGTGTCCTTTTTTAAGGCTTCTTTGGAGGGTACTTTTGTGTATTAATTAATTAGTTTATGGGAATTGGTATTAATGACTTTAGAATAGCTATTCGCATTGATAATGCCGAAGCAAAGCAAAAATTAGTTGAAACGAAAGACGTTATTTCTGTTTTAAGAAACGAACTTTCTAAAATGGAGACTGATGGCAAAAAAGACACAGCAGTTTATATAGAGAAAAAAGCAGCTCTTGATAAGCTTAATAATGAATATAAAGAACATAAAAAGGTTGTAGGACTGACCGGTCTAACTTATGATGAATTGAGAAAAGGAGCACGGACATTGAAAGTGCAAATGGATCGTTCAATTCCTAATAGTGAAAAATGGTTGTCATATCAACGCGATTTGAATTTAGTAGAAGAACGATTGAAAATATTGAGAGGACAAATTGATTCTACTGAAATGTCTCTGTCGAAATTTCCCAGTGGGTTTAACAAATATGCTGCCATCGGTGCGAGTGTAATTGCTTCATTGACAGGAATAACCTTGACCGCTCGTAAATGTGTGGATGAGTTTGCACAGATGCAGGAAGCGGAAAGCCAGGTGCGTAAGTATACAGGTATGACGAGTGAACAGGTTGCTGATTTAAACGAGGAGTTTAAGAAGATGGATACCCGTACTGCACGTGAACGTTTAAATGAGCTCGCAGGAGATGCCGGACGACTTGGAATAACAGCGAAAAATGATGTTTTGGAGTTTGTAGAAGCTGCTAATATGATTGATGTTGCACTTGGGGAGGACCTAGGACAGGATGCTATCAAGAATATTGGCAAGTTGGCAGATATGTTTGGTGATAGCGAACGTTCAATGAAAGAAAATATGTTAGCTATCGGTAGTGCAGTGAACGAAGTTGCACAAAATTCTAGTGCTGCTGAACCTTATTTGGTGGAATTCAGTGCGCGCATGGGAGGAGTTGCAAAACAAGCAAAACTATCAATTACTGATGTCATGGGATTTGCTTCGGCGCTCGATCAAAATATGCTTCGTAGTGAGATGGCCAGCACTGCTTTACAAGGATTGATCTTAAAATTATATCAAGAGCCTGCAAAGTACGCGAAAATAGCTCGAATGGATGTTAAGCAATTCACAACGCTGATGGAGACGGATGCTAATGAAGCTGTTCTTCAGTTCCTTGCTAGTTTGGGAAAATTAGGTGGTATGGATAAAATGGCACCTGTTTTAAAGGAAATGAAGTTGAGTGGTGCTGAAGCGGCCGGAGTTATCAGTGCATTAGCTAGCAATATTGAGAAAGTCCGTAAAGAGCAGGAAACAGCTAATCAGGCGTTCATTGATGGTACCAGCATCACAAATGAGTATAACGTACAAAACACAACGGTTCAGGCAGAGCTGGATAAAGCTAAGAAACATTTTAAGGAAATCCGGATCGAACTTGGAGAACGGTTACTTCCAGTTATGAAATACATGGTGAGTACCGGTAGTCTTACAGTCAAAGGATTAGTTAAAATAGTATCCATATTTAGTAAATATAAAAATGCAATTATACTTGCAACATCTACCATTGCAGGATATACAATTGCTGTCAATGCTTCGGTTATTGCAGATAAAGCTAAAGTACTTTGGACTGGTAAAATTGTCACGGGGCTAAAAACTTTATATAGTGTTGCAAAAGCACACCCATGGGGATTACTTCTAACAATAGGTGCATCCCTCATTGGTTTACTTATTGATACTAATAAACAGTTAAGTGAGAGTGAACGTCTGGAAAGAAAACTTCAAGATATTCGTAGACGATCTGTTTCTATTGTAAATCAAGAAGCTGCATCAGTTAAGGATTTCTTAAATATAGCTAGGGATGAGAAAAGAAGTAAAGAGGAGAGGGAGGCTGCAATAAAAAGATTAAATGAACTATCTCCTGAATATTTGGGTAATCTTACTTTAGAGAAAATAAATACAGAGCAAGCCACTAATGCTGTAAATGCCTATATTGATAGTTTACTTATATTAGAGGAGATAAAACAAACTCAGCAGAAAGTATCTGAATTGAATGACCAAAAAAATGATATATTAAAGAATGGTCCAGATAATGGTTTTTTAGAGGATATTGAGGCTGGCGCTGCTAATATGTTGAATGGATTTAAGCAGTCTCTAGGTTTAATGACAGATTCATGGGCTGACAATGTTTTGGATAGATATATAAATAAAGGTGTTAATCAAGTGAGAGCTATTGATAACGAGGTGGCTCTACTAAATGCGCACATGGAAGAATCTCGTAAGAAATTGATAAAAATAGAGGTAGAAAAGAATACAGAAGGAGTTCCACCTCCACCGGATGGCGAAGACAAAAAGCCTTGGACTACTCGTTTGCAAAATGCAGAAAACGCATATAAAGAAGAATTATTATTGCTACAAAAGAGTTCTGATGCGTTAGCCAGAACGGAGAATGAATATCAGTTGGATGCTCTTCAAAAAGAACTGGAATTTCAGGTTGAAAGGTTGGCAATCATCAAAAAGTATCAGTCAAGTGAAAAAGATAAGAAACATCTGGCTGAATTGGGTAAATTGGAAAGTGAGGCACAAAGCGCAATTTATAATACACTAAAAAAGTCAGAAGAAACTCGTCTCAACTTAATTAAAGAATATCGGGACAGGAGGCTGAATACTGTTAATGCTGGAGAGAAAAATATTCTGCTTGAACAGTCTAAACTCAATGATAGTGGTGAGCTGACAGAAAAAGATTATAAAAATCGCCTTTTAGCTATTGAGATTGCCTCTCTATATTCCAGACTCGAAATAGCAAAAGATTATAAAAACGATGTTGCTGAACTTGAATTCCAAAATGGAGAGGTCAAAGCCAAAGCCTTAAAGGAGGCAGGGGATAACATTCTCAATCTTGAACAACAAATTAGTGATAAACGTAATAAGATCATTCGGGATAGTGCTAATCAAATTCAGAATTTCAGTAGCCAGTTTAACAAGATGAACGGTTTGGCTTCCGCAGATCAACAATTGGCAGCGTTGGAAACCTTTTATCAATCTCAATTAGAACTAGCTCGAAAGAATGGGTTGGATATTACTCTTCTTACGGTTGTATATGAAGAATCGAAGAGAAAAATTGAGGAAAAAGGAGCGAAGGATAGGGCTACTGTTATACAAAAATATGAGTTGGACGCTGCCGAGGATATTAGAGATTTAAAACTGAAAGCTCTTGAGGAGGAACATAAAAAAGGGCTGCTTTCAGAGGAAGAATACGAAATAGCAAAAAATAAAATCAATAATGAATATATTCAGAAAAAGATAGAAGGAAGTGAACAGTATTTTAATGCTGTGAGTAGTATAATGAGTAGTGCTTCTTCTGCTGTTCAGGGATTCCAAGATGCAGAAATGAACAAAGTAACTCATAAATATGACAAGGAAATAAAAGCCGCCAAGAAAGCCGGGAAGGATACAACTAAGTTAGAAGAAGAGAAAGAAGAGGCCCTAAATCAGGTAAAGAGGAAATATGCAGACAAACAATTTGCCGTATCGGTTTTACAAATTACTGCAAGTACTGCTGTTGCTGCAATGGAAGCATATAAGGCAATGGCCGGTATTCCTATTGTTGGTCCGGCTCTTGGTGCCATTGCAGCTGCGGCAGCTGTAGCTAGTGGTGCGGCACAGATAGCTGTAGCCAAACAGCAACGGGATGAAGCGAAGGGCTTGAAGTCCGGTGGTTATTCTGATGAATATGTTGAAGGATATACTAAAACAGGAAATCCGGATGATGTTTCTGGAGTTATTCCCGTTCATAAAAATGAATTCGTGACCAATCATGAGGGAGTAGAGAATCCTCATGTGCGCCAATTTCTTGATGTTTTCAATGTTGCGCAAAAGAATGGAACAATCCGAATGTTGAACACTACACAAATTTTAGAGCAGGTACGTACTAAAAGTGGTAAATATAGTGGTGGTTATTCTGATGATTCAGTATCTTCTTCCTCCCGATATACTGTTAGCGGTCATATCATGGACGAAGAGACATTGCGTAAACTATTCGTTCTTTTGAATACGAATAATGATTTGCTTCAATCTATTCTTGAGAAAGATTTAATTGTTGATTCGCGAGCTGTTCGTGATGGGATTAAAAAATTAGAGAGAATGGAAAGGAATGTGAGTCGTGGTTAGTGTCCTTTTTTAAGGCAAGAAAGGAGAGTATATTTGCAATGTGTTTGTTATAGAGGAGTATTTGCGTCGGGAGACGCTTTCCTGTCACAAGTTTAAAGTTAAAACTAAATGAAACTAGCCCCAAAATCCGTGAGGACTTGGGGTTTTTTATTGTCCTTTTTTAAGGCTTATCTGGAAGGTACTTTTGTAGTATGGAAATATATGAAGCAATTCGTCGAATGAAAGAGAAAAGCGAACGGGGAGAAGTCTTCTCATTTGCTTTTATGAGTTATAGTTATGAACGTAATAAAAGTCAGGGCATAGTCAAGGTTGAGCATGCCCGACTTCGTAAGCAAAGCACTTTAGAAACAAATCGCTTTGCTGACTATATGCTGAATTTTATAGATACAGATACTCTTGAATATGGAATGTGCTGGCAAATTCTATTGTTAGAATTTGATGGAAATGAATTAGAACTTACATAGTGCGTGATGGATAATAATTATGAAAATATAGTCCCGTGGAACGGAGCGAATGATACCGGACGTGACGTACGGCTCAAGCTGCAGAGAAACTTTGCCAAAATTGTAGTAAACTTCCAGGAATTAGATGGGAAGTTTACTACTGTTGATGATTTATTTGATTTGATAGCACAGGAACTGGATAAAAAACTTTCTAAGGTAGATAGTGACACAGCCGCCGGATTAATTACTTTTTTGAAAGGTCTTGTTTCTGAAGGACTTATAAAAGCCCAAGAAGGCATTGAATTAGGCGACTTTCTTTCTGGTATTTTAGGCAGTGGCGGATGCTTCAAGGTAAATCCTCAAAACGGCAAAACATATATTGAGGCGGATGAAATTTATATCCGCTTAAAAGCTGTTTTTGATACTCTCGAAATTCGTCATTCCACTCATGTTGGCGGGCAACAGATATTGTCTCCTGCCGGAATGACGTGTATTCGTGTCGAAGAGTACGATACTTATTACCGTTGCTTTATGAAAGCTGATGACGGAAGTAAAGCTGTACAAAATCTTTTTGCAGAAAATGATCAGGCCCAATGCCGTGATATAAATGTTAAGGAAGGCATCTATGATAATGTCAGTAATCAATATTATTGGCGTTTAGTCGTTGGCGTTGGAGATGATTATATAGACTTGAGTAAGGATGATTGCGATACAGGGAGTACTGTTCCGGCTGCTGGTGACAATATCTGCCAACTTGGGAACCGTCTATATAAAGAGAGGCAAAATGCTATTGTTATCTCTTCCTATGGTTCTGATTCTCCCTCATTTAAACAATATGCCGGAATCGATTCCTATTCTCTTGAAGGTAGGGAAGTAACAGTGTTGTCCCCATCCGGAAATGAGCTTTCCGGTAAATTACATATTCAGCCCGGTTCTACCGGTTGGCAGAGTCTTGACGGGTTACCGGAAGGAATTAAAGAGGCGGCAGATAGTGCGATTGGCGGCATTGAATTTGGAAAGAATAATCTGTTACGTAATTCCGGTTTTACAGGTGACTACCAAACGGCTAACTTGAATTCGGACACTTCTCTTGACGTAACATCGGAGTTGTATTCTCCATCTCTGAAATATTGGGATGTTGTTAATGCTGTTGCGCAGGAATCCGAAATCTCCATGTCGGGGAAAGAGGTTGTCATAAAGTCCGGCAGTATGACGCAAGCCTTATTCTATAGAATTATTCCAGGGGAATCATATATCTTTTCTTTTTATGGTAAAGGAACAAGTGTAACATTTTCGTGTGGCGGTTATGCGGAAACAATCCCTCTGACAGATGAGTACAAACGTTATATCTGCCGTTTTAAGACACTTTCTGCGGGAAGTATTCTATCTATCCACTCTGTAACAGGTAGTTTCTGCGAGCTACAGCTGGAAAGGGGGACTGTTCCATCATCATGGGGGGCATCCATGATGGATAACACTTCTGAACTGGCCCATTATCAAGAATTGGAATATCTTACGTCAGCAATAAAAGACGGTTCAGTAGATATTCTTGGCGGTCTGGTACTTGCTAATATACTGCAGTTGGGTAATTATAAGGATGGCCGGATGCAAAGAGTGACGGCAGGTATCAGTGGTATATATAATAATGACGATGACGTGTTTGCGTTTGGGGGTGGTACGCTTGAACAAGCGATTTCAACAGTTGCAAAGTATAAAGACAATCCATCTTATCAACCTACCGATGAGGAGCTGAACAGTATTGCAAAGATTGTTTTTACCCATGGTGGGCGCACAATTCTGAACGATGTTGTTTTACGCGGATACATTTATGCTTTGGGTGGTGTCTTTTCTGGAAAGGTCTCTATTGCAAATGAGAAGATTCTTTTGAATGAGGACGGTAGTGGTTGGCTGGCGAACAAGGCCATTATGTGGGATAAAGATGGTAAAGCATATGGAGATTTGTTTGATAAACAATATGCAATGAATACCAATTATGTAGAGTTGCCTACTGTACCTAAAGGTTCTATTAAGCAAATTATATTACCTTATTATGTTCTTAGGGCAATATTAACATACGAAATTAAGTTTGCAAATCAAAGTGATTTTATTGTTTATAAAGAAGGTACAAACACGAGAGTTGTAACGGGGGATACACAAATTAGCTTTGGTAAATTAGGACATGGCATTATTAGACTTACAGGTATTTGCTTTGATGCAGATTCTTCCAATACAAGATGGGTGGCAGAAGATATAAATTTTGGTTTAAATGGATAAGTGAAATTGTCGTATGGAACTAAACGAAATAAAAAAAACGGCTAGTTGGGGAGATGTTGCTACCTCGATTAATGAAAATTTTCAGAAGACTTCAATGGAAATTGAATCCTTAAAATCTTCTTTGAAGTATTTCAAAGGATATTTCACTTCTGAAAGTAGCCTGAAAGCAAAAATTCCCCTTCCACGTGTCGGGGATTATGCCTATGTTGGCAATTCCTATCCGGGAATAGTGTATGCTTGTGATGTATCCGGAATATGGTACAGTACAGGGAAATCCCCGGCTGATACCCCCGGTGTCGACTTGAATGATTATGCGAAAAAGGAAGAAACGGATACTATTAAGGCTCAAACCCTGAATAACGCTTCTGATATAGGGCGCTTGACTAACAGTGTCAACACGGTGCAGGAATCCGGTTTCCACTTTCCTGATTCATCGGGTAAAGATGTAATGAACTATACCGATAAAGGTTTTGATGTTGCTAAGGTTTCAGCACACCTTTTGTCACTCATTCTTTCAACGGGAGTAATATCGGAAGAGATGCTGTCTGACGAAGTAAAAGAGTTAATAAATACACTGAATCTGGGCGAAGCGCCCGGTACAGCCTATGAGGGTGACAAAGGAAAGGCTAACGCTGATGCGATAAAAATACTTGATGCTTCGATAAAGGCTATGAATAATTCTCTTGAATCAGTTTCGTTTATCATGAAAGTCAATGAACCCGGCTTTCATTTTCCTGACTCTACGGGGAAAGATGTGATGAATTACACAGAGAAAGGTTTTGATGTTGCAAAAATATCAGCTCATTTCCTTTCTCTGATTCTTGCAACTGGCGTGGTAACATCAGATATGCTTTCAGATGAGGTGAAAAAATTAATAGCATCGTCTTCGGGAAGTGCCGATTATCTGTCCTCTATAATCCTGAAAGTGTTGGAATCCGGTTATCACTTCCCTGACTCTACCGGAAAGGATGTGATGAATTATACAGAGAATGGATTTGATGTTGCAAAGGTATCTTCGCATTTCATCGAAGTTCTTAATAGTTCGGGAATTTCAGGAAGTCTAACCTACGAAATAATAAATGATAAAATATATAACTTTTAAAAATACTATTATGGCAGGACTTGCATTTTTTATAGATAGTACTTTCGATACACACTTGGATGTGTCTCCCACACCTTCGGGTGATATTAAAGTAACAGGTATAAGCATAATTGGTGAGGCTTCCATTGATGGTGTCTCCGGCACATATTCGGTATCATATTCCCCCGCGTCTACAACACAGAAAGGCGTTAACTGGTCTATCGTTTCAGGAGCCAATTATGCTTCAATCAATTCTTCCGGTGTCTTGACAGTGAAAGAGGGTGCCTCCGGTAGCTTAGTGAAGATAAAAGCGGCATCATCTTACAACCCACTTATTTATGCTGAAAAAGATGTAACAGTAACTTATAACGATTCCGGTGCAAGCACGGTTATTTCAGAATTCTGTAGACGTGTACTTGCTGATGGTGGAATATTACTGAAAGGTTCTGCTGGAGCTACACAAGAAGAGTACGATCGTCATACTGCACTTTTGGGTATAGAGCCTAAGCTTGATTTTCTTGGGTATAAAGAAACGGGAGGTGTTATTTCTAAACTTTATTCAATTGATTCAAAATATGATTGTGATAGTCTGACTGGAATCGTGCTAAATGATGGTATTATAACTACTACGGAAGCGGCAGGTAAGATTCTTTATAATAAGAATTTCAACAATGGTGATATTAGGACAGAGATGACGCATTTGTATTATGAAGGTCCGTTGGATACATATTCGACAACCGAATCTGTATTTGTTGCAAACATATTAAAGAGCTCATATTCCGGACGTTATGATGTACAAAGCGCTAATATATTCTACATGGGCGGTCTTATCAATGTACAGTATGCAGGTAGCATTAAGGCAGGGGACGGTTTTCCTGCAACTTCTCCAACGAAGATAAAAGTGGAAGTTGATGGTAATGCATCCGGTGAGGAATATGCGCCTGGTTATGTCAAGTCGATCTCTATCAATGATGTAGATAAACTTTCCACGCGTGTACAAATGGCGGATTTCTGGTCAAATGATACAAAAGACGTTTCTTATATCAAGACATATCAGGGTTTTCAACTATGTATAGCAGGGTGATATGGAAAAGAAGATAGTACAATTATCCGATAAATCTAACAATCTGCAACCTTTGCCTGTAACGGTATCTGATGCAGTTTATTTAACAGGAATCAATCCAATCCGGGGAACAGTAGGACGCTTTTCGGACGGAGAGGATGTAAATGGCCTCACTTTAACGGAGTTTATAAATAAAGCGTTCTGCTTTCAGGAATCATTCTCTTTCTTTCATATATCAGACACTCATAAATCAATCTACGGCTTAAATAAGTGTAAGGAATTGATGGACACAGACGAGAGTATATATACGCTTGTTACAGGTGATTTGCAGCTTACTTCCGAAATGAAACAAGTTGTTGCATCAAGTGACAGGTTTCTTGTGATGTTAGGGAATCATGATGTAGCGGATGATTTCGCTCATAATCAAGCGGATGCGAAGGCTAATTATATCACTCCGTATATGACAACCAGAGCCGTAATGGGTGATCCTGAAGGCGCAGGGAGTTACTGGCATAAAGACTTTGTTGTAGACAAGAATACTATCCGTATAATTTCCTTTGATGAATATGAATACACAGAGGTTGGAACTCCATCAGGTTCACAGCATGGTGTTGTATATTCACAGAAGCAAATGAACTGGTTTATTAACTTGCTGAAGAATACTCCTTCTAGTTATTATCTGATTCTTGCGCATCACCAACCTGTATCAGCATATCGAAATGAGAATATGGGCGAGTTTATTTCAGAAAAAGCACCGGATAACTATGAATATGAATCAATTAATAACGCTTCGGACAAGAGCAAGTCCTGCGACCCTTTGATCCTTCCTAAAATCATGGATGCTTACTTGAAGAAAACGGTGATAGAAGGCACTTTCTTCTGTGGTGATGTAAATGGTACTCAATTAACTATAAATGAAGATTTTTCCGCAAGTACTCCTTGTAAATTCTTATTTCATATTGGTGGTCATACGCATTGGGATGTATGCGAATATCTTCCACTTTTTCCAGAACAATTGCAATTAGTGATAGATCAGGATAGGCCACAGCAATATAAATATTCAGATTTGAAAAGAAGTACAGGTGATGAATCTGCATATTGCATAAATCGTGTAACAATCGATTTTGATGAAAAGAAAGTGAAGTTACAACGCATTGGTGCCCATATAACGGATTCTAATAAGAATAGACAGAATCTAGAGTCTAAACTGAAAATATAAAGGTATAAATGGAACTAAACGATTGGCTAACAATACTCGGAGCTTTAGGAGGCTTGGAGGCAATTAAATGGATTGTAAATTTCTACGTCAATCGGAAGACTGATGCAAGGAAAGAGGATGCAGCAGCAGATGCAGCAGAGAATGAAAACGAGCGGAAACAAGTTGCCTGGCTTGAAGAGCGTATTGCTCAACGTGATACGAAAATTGATGCTATCTATGTAGAGCTTCGTCAGGAACAGGCGGAGAAGTTACAGCTTATTCATGATAAACATGAATTGGAATTACGGCTGAAAGAATCAGAGATAAAAAAATGTGATGTTCGCGGATGCTCTAACCGGCAGCCGCCAAGTGATTATTAATTAAAATGGGAGGAAAAGAAATGAAAACTATTGATTCGATTATTATCCACTGCTCGGCCACACGTGCCGGGCAGGATTTACGTGCAAAAGACATTGACCGGATACACAAACAAAGAGGCTTTAGTCAGATCGGTTATAATTATGTGATCGACCTTGACGGAATGGTTGAGAATGGGCGACCGTTAAGCATTGATGGAGCGCATTGTAATACCAAAGGATTTTCAGAGTCTTCGTATAATAAGCATAGTGTTGGCATCTGTTATATCGGAGGACTGGACGCCTCTGGAAAGCCTGCTGATACACGAACGATTGCTCAAAAAACTAGTTTACGTGAGCTGGTAGCAAAGTTATGTAAGGAGTATGATATTGTCGAGGTTCTCGGACATCGTGATACTTCATCCGATTTGGACGGGTCCGGTGAAGTTGAACCGGCAGAATACATCAAGGCTTGTCCCTGCTTTGACGTTCGTTCCGAGTTTTCTAATTTTCTTCGTAATACAGTGATCTTGCCATGAAAGCGCTAATTTATATAACCATATTCCTGATGTCAGGAATATGGTTGTCATCTTGCAAAACTTCTCGTAACATCGATACACAAAAGCAGATTGACTATTCAGGGGACTTTTTGTATCTGCGAAACTTAATAGAATCCCTACGGCTGGATGTGAATAAGCAAACGAAAATTACTACTGACAAACTTCGTGATCTGAAGATTGAAAATACAACTGTTTACTTATCTGCTCCGGATTCAACAGGGAAACAATATCCGGTGAAAGAAAGTATCACTACTGCAACTAAGCAGGATCAGGAACGAACAGAAGTTGATGAAACATTATCTCTTACCTTACAACAGTTTTCTAACCGATTAGATACTATTAGTAGTAAGGTGAATGCTATATTGAGCCAAAAAGAAAAGGTCGTAGAGTTATCATGGTGGGATTTACATAAAAATAAAGCATATATCATTATAGCTCTGATAATTGCAGTGGGGGGAGTGTATAGCCGAAATAAATAATCTAAAAGAGGCAGCGTTCGTTGCCTCTTTTAGGTTGTAGGTTGTACGTTAGATATCGGGAAAATCATTTCTTATTTTATCGCTTTTTACAGCGAAGTTTCTTCTAATGTATCGTTCTGTAGTATCAATAGATTTATGACGAAAGTGACGTTGTAGTTCCCAAGTATCAATACCTTCATTTACAAGTTTTACCCCTCCTGTATGTTTGAAACTGTATAATTTGTATTGATTTGAAACATTGAGTCGATCACGTATTTTATCAAACCTAAATCTAAAATTATTCTTTCCCAACATTGTTTTGCCAGGGACACCATTATGAGAGAATATATAAAAATCTTTGGGATGTGTATCGAGGTTCAAGATATTATATATATAGTCATATAATTGGCGTGGAATGTTTACCGATTCGGTCTGTCGATTCTTACTGATATCTTTGGGGACTGTTATTATGTGATTGTCAAAGTCTATGTCTCCAATTTGTAGTTGTCTGCACTCATTTGGACGGATGGCACAATAATATTCCATTTGACACACTAACCATAATTGAGGATCATGTTCCTTTATGTGCTTTGATAGTAACTGACGCTCCCGGTCAGGAATTGGTTTGGCTGCTTCATCTTTAATGCTACCCATATTAGGTATATCATGTACCGGATTAGTATCTATAATCCTTTTTACCTTTAGTAAATAATCAAAGAAACCATGTAATATTTGAGTGTACTTTTTCACTGTTCGCTGGCTTACATCATGCTTTTCTACAATATAGCATAGAAATTCGCATATTGAATTCTGTTCGAAAAAACAAATGTTTTTTTTGTCCAAACCAGTTTGCTCCACCCATTCACAAAATATGCGGAGTTTGGATTTATAAGTCTGAAAAGAGTGAGGAATTACTTCTACTTTTTTAATTGCTAAGAAATCAGAGAGATATGTACGTATTCCGATAGAACCTTTTCTTTCATTACCCCATCGTTTCGCAATGTTATGATATAGCAACTCATCATTGTAGCTAACTTTTGTGTCTAAGAATGGAATTTCCCCCTTAGCAAATTTCTCCTTAATGTCATTTATGATTTTTTCTGCGAAAGCGTAACGTTCTTCTTTGGTCTTTAATTTTGCAAAACCGTTATAGACCCGGAATCGTTTCATTTCATCTGTTTGAGGATTGCGACATGAATACTCTACGAACCATGTTTTACTCAAATCACCACCACAATCTTTTAGGTGTGGTAAGATAACAATAGACTTTTGTTTTGCCATAATAATCACTTTTAATTGTATATTGACGATTTACCAACTAAAAGACAATTATAGACACTTTGAAGATCGAGTTAAAAAGAATACATTTATGTATGTAACTAATTGATATTCTTTTAATTTTGTCGGGATACCAGGATTCGAACCTGGGACCCCCTGCTCCCAAAGCAGGTGCGCTAACCGGACTGCGCTACATCCCGAAGTGCTTTTATAATAACCCTTTCTGTCTTTTTGTAGTCGGGGTAGCGGGATTCGAACCCACGACCCCCTGCTCCCAAAGCAGGTGCGCTAACCGGACTGCGCTACACCCCGCTACTTTTTTGAAGGGTTGTTCTTTTCAAAAGCGGTGCAAAGATAGGGAGTATTTTTTAATTAACAATAGCTAAACGAATGTTTTTTATCTATTATTTTTCAATGCCTTGAATCTCATAGCTTTGCGTCTTTACTTTTTTTCTTGGCAGAGATCAAAAGCATCATCGGACGCCGTAATTCATCTTTCATTCCTGGGATGGTATCCAGCAATCTTTCGTCCGGTTGTGGCTCTATAAGTTCGCATATCTCAAATCCGGTTTGAAGGAGTCCGTTTATATACGTAGTCAGCGTTTTGTGGTATTTGACAACCTCTTCGCCCAGAAAGATTGCTGTGCGCTTGCCTTCCGTAAAATAGCGATCTACCGGCCAATGGATAGGCTTTCCGTCCTGGTCGTAATGCCATTCCTGATTGCCATAGGCTGTAAATACCGGATGTTCTACGGAGAAGACGAAGGCGCCTCCTGGAGTCAGGCAGTTATTGATTTTCCGGCATATATCCGTAAAAGATTCAAGATAATGGAAGGTTAGCGAACTGATGACAATGTCATAAGTATCCGGCTGGAAATCAAAGTCTTCGATAGCCATGCATTGGTGTTCAATGAATGGAGAAGGATTCCTTTTCCGGGCTTCTTCGAGCATCTTCTCCGAAATATCAATTCCGGTAACGTGTGTTGCTCCGTGTTCTATCGCATAGACACAATGCCAACCGAATCCGCAGCCTAAGTCTAAAACTCTTTTCCCTGCAAAATCGGGGAGCATTTTCTGCAATACATGCCATTCTCCGGCTCCTTTCAAGCCTTCCACCGAGCGGGACATTTGAGAATATTGACTGAAGAAATCGCTATTGTCGTATTTGTTTTCTTTCATAATTTAATAAGAGGATGAGTTGAATGAAAGCACAAATATATGATTTAATTTATATATTTATAGAAAAGGTATACATAAATCAGGGCAACCGTCTCAAAAGTTTGTTTCATTAGAACACAGATTTGAATTAAATGCTACATAGTGAAAAACATCTATCATAAGTATCATTCATTTTAATAGTATTCTCATTGTCAAAAGAATAAGTATGATAGATAGCTTTAAAAAAAGGTATCTATCATACTTTTACCAGCAAAAACAGGTTGTCTATCATCAATGGAATAGTCGAATAAAGGCCCTATATGCATAAGATAGCTTGTTTTTGTTGCAATGAATCCGTATAAATCCGATGATCACGGCTTAATAATCCAACTTTAATGGCGATAAGTTTATAGCCCACACCTGTAAACCGTGCAGCCCGCATCTGTAGGCTGTACAGTTTGCAGGTGTGGGCTGTACAGCCTGCATACGTGGGCTATATAAATACCACCATTCCCAGTAAGCATTCGGCCTCGCCCGTATTTCTCTCCAAGCTATAATAAAGTCAAAAGCCAAACGAAGCATGTCTGGCTTTTGACTTTATTTATCTTTCTTGTTTATCCTTTCCAATTAAATGGCAGTAAATCGGCGTAGTCGTTTTTCTTTTCTCTTTCATTCTCCTGTACCCTAATCAACACGTCCTGCATCCATAGTTTTGGGTTCACCTTATTTTCCCTGCAACATCCCATCAGTGAAAAGAATATTGCCGCTGCATGTGCCGCTTCATGTGAACCGGAGAAAAGAGTGTTTTTTCTGTTCAAAGTCAATGGCCTTATAGAGCGCTCCACTGGATTATTGTCAATGCAGAACTGTGCATCGTTGACATATCCGGACAGTTGTTCAAAACGTGTGTACATATAGAATATGGCCTTGGCAATAGGCGATTTCTCAACCGTATGTTCATACTCCTGCCTGCACCATTTTTCCAGTCCTTTGATAATAGGGTACGATTCTTCCCGGCGAAGCCTTACTACAGCTCCGCCTTCCAGATGTCCTATCCTGATTTTCTCCTCCACAGCATACAGTCTGCCTATTTGTTCAAGTGCATGCCTTGCTCTAGGAGGATCATTTCCTTCCGCTTCCACAAACTTGCGCCTGACGTGTGCCCAGCAGCACAGGTGCAACTTTCCGGGTAGTGTGTCGAACTCATCATATACTGCAAAGCCGTCACTCTGTACCACCCGAACCTGTCCTGCCAGCAGCGTGTCTATTCCGCTGCTGCCACGTCCCTTGTGATATTCAAAGAATGGGGTATGGAACCGGGGCAGATAGAAGTTCCACATATACCCGCGGTGAAGAGCACCGGGCCGGTCGCTTTCAAGTACGGGATGGGGCGTCTCATCGGCCATGACGTAATAGCTGTCCTTGACCAGTTCACGAAGCTCATTATAGATTGGCTCCAGACGCTGTGCGGCAGCCATCATCCAGTTACTTACGGTAGAAGGACTCAGATGGATGCCTTCACGCTCAAAGATGTCCAGTTGTCTGTACAGAGGCAGGTGGTCGTAATATTTGGCGGTAGCAATGTGTGACAGTACACTTTCCGACGCATTGCTGTGGGGATGTGCCATTACGGGCATGGGAGCAGTTATGATACGACCGTCGGCGAGCCGGTATTTAGGGCGGATGATGCGTCTCACATAGAATCGGGCGGGACTGACGGCATATTGTTCGCTCACTTCCTCTCCCAGCTTCGCCGCTCCCTCCAACGAAAGACCTTCCGGCATGGGAATGATAATCTCTTCACGGGGAAGGGACGGGTCGATGGGCTTACGGGCGTGGGGAGTAATCTTTTTGGTGAAGCTCTTACGGAAACGGTTGTAGCCATTCTCCGATTTGGCAGATTTCTCAGCTGTTTTCTGTTCTTCCGCTACCGGGTCATTGACATCGGACGGAGACTCAAAACAGATGCTCAACTGGCCGGCATCTTCGGGAAGATGGCGTTTTTCACTGGATTTACCCCATAAACGGCGTGTCAAGTCAGCCAATTTCCATCTCAGGTCGGCAATGACGGCTGTACAGGCTGAGATTTCTTCGACCTGGCGGGAATACTCCCGCAAAGAAGATTCGTATTTTCTCTGAAGTTCTGCATGTTCCTTTTCAAGGCGTTCACGTTCCTTGCGCAGCTCTTCGTACTCTTCCAAAGTAAGGGTAATGACCGGTTCTTTCAC